TGGTTTTGTTTTTGCGAACAGTTGGTTTGATATGTTTAATCCATGTTTTGAGATTATGAAAATCCCTGTATTAGATACAATTGATTTTGGTAAAATTAAATATGATGAAGTTGAACAATATGTTAAAGACAACAAATCTAAGTTCGGTATTCAAGGTTGTAATTTAACTGAAATTAATGCTGAAAAGGCAACAACTAAAGAAAAGTTTTTAAAGGCTTGTAAAGATGCTTCTTTCTTAGGAACATTACAAGCGGGTTATACTAATTTTCCTTATTTAGGTGAAACAAGTAAAGCAATCTTTGAAAGAGAAGCTTTGTTAGGTGTTAGTATTACAGGTTGGATGAATAATCCTAAATTATTTAATGCTGAATTATTAGAAGAAGGAGCACAAGCCGTAAAAGATGCTAATAAAGAATTGGCAGCGGTAATTGGAATTAACCAAGCGGCAAGAACTACTTGTGTAAAACCTTCAGGTAATGCGTCAGTTGTATTAGGAACTGCATCAGGTATTCACCCTGAACACTCTGAAAAGTATTTCCGTATCATGCAGTTAAATAAAGAAAGTAACACTGCAAAATGGTTAGAAGAAAATATGGATTTCTTATTAGAGGAAAGTGTGTGGTCTTCAACTAAATCAGATTACGTTGTATTTGTTCCAGTTGAAAATCCAAAAGTTGGTTTATTCAAAAAGGATATGAAAGGTATTAAACACCTTGAGTTAATTAAGTTAGTTCAAAAACATTGGGTAAATGCGGGAACTAATCCTGAGTTATGTACTTACATGCCGGTAAATCATAATACCTCTTGTACAGTTATTATTGACGATAAAGATGCGATTGTTGATTACATTTGGGAACAAAGAGATTTATTTACCGCTGTTAGTTTCATGTCAGATTACGGAGACAAAGACTTCAATCAAGCACCATTTACATCAGTATTGAATTTAAATGAAGTTATTGAAACATATGGTAAAGGATCATTATTAGCGTCAGGTTTAATTATTGATGGTTTACATTACTTTAATCAAAACTTATGGTTGGCTTGTGATACATTACTCGATAGAAGTATTTTACTAACAGGAACAAGAGAACAAGTTTTATTAAAAGAATATTGGTTATCAAGAGCTAAAAAGTTTGCTAAGAATTACTTTAAAGGAGATATGAAGAAAATGGTTTATTGTTTAAAAGACGTTCATTTATTCTATAAGTGGGAAACTATTACTCGTCAATTCAAAGAAGTAAACTTCGGTGAAATTTTGAATAAACCAGAATACAAGAGTATTTCTGACTATGCTGCTCAGGCTTGTAGTGGAGCACAATGTGACGTAACGAGTATCTAATGGTAGAAGGAGTAGATTATTACATAGATGAGAAGTCGGGGCTTATGGTCCTGACTTCTTTGTTTTTACAGAAACGAGGGTATTGTTGTTCCAATGGATGTGCAAATTGTCCTTATGACCCCCCACATATTATAAAAGGGAACTCAAAAATAAAAGAGGATACATAACCATTTTAGGTTTATCTATATTTATTGAATATGGCAGTAACGTACGGTATTGATTATCCATTTAGAGATAGCCCCAAAGGAGATTATCTTAATATGACTGAAATCCCTGAAAAGGAGATTAGAGCCAATCTTATACACCTTATTTTAACAATAAAAGGTAGTAGATATTACTTACCTGATTTTGGAACAAGAATATATCAATACATTTTCGATCAAAATGACGCAATTACATATAATTTAATTGAAGAAGAAATCAGAGAAGGAGTTAAAAAATTCATACCAAACTTAGATATTACAAATATATCTATAACATCAGCGGAAGACGATCCAAATCGACAAAGAAGTATCGCACAAGATGAAGATGAAAGATTATTTAGGGTTTCTGATGAATCGACAAAACCATATACGGCGGTAGTTAAAATAGAATATACAGTTAATAACGGGTCATTTTCAACTTCCGACTTTATAATTTTAAACATATAAGATGAGTAAACAGATATCATACGCAACAAGAGATTTTCAGGGATTAAGAAATGAATTAGTAACATTAACTAAAAATTACTATCCTGATTTAGTTAAAAATTTTAACGACGCATCGATTTATTCGGTATTATTAGATATTAATGCCGCGGTTGCGGATAATTTACATTTTCATATTGATAGAGTTTGGCAGGAAACTATGTTGGATTTTGCACAACAAAGACAATCATTATATCATATCGCAAAAACATATGGTATTAGATTACCAGGTGTTAGACCATCAGTAGCGTTATGTGATTTCTCAATTACTGTAGATGTAAGAGGAGATAAAGAAGATGTTAGATATTTGGGTATATTAAAAAGTGGAGCACAAGTTTCAGGTGGAGGTCAAGTTTTTGAAACAATTGATGATATTGATTTTTCGGTTCCATTTAATAAAAAAGGAGAACCTAATAGATTAAAAATACCAAATTTTGATGTAAATAATAGATTAATATCTTATACAATTACAAAAAGAGAACCAGTTGTAAATGGTATAACAAAAATTTATAGAAGAGTTATAAACCAAGCGGATCAAAAACCTTTCTTAAAATTATACTTACCTGAACAAAACGTATTAGGAGTAACATCTGTTATTCATAAGGACGGTACAACTTTTACAAGTAATCCAACATCAAATGAATTTTCTAATATCACAAATAAGTGGTATGAGGTTAAATCATTAATTCAAGACAAAGTATTTGTACCAGACCCAACATCTGTATCAGATACAAATAATTTTACTGCAGGAACATTTTTACCTGTAAATAATAAATTCATAACAGAATATACACCTGAAGGTTATTTTTCATTAACATTTGGTTCGGGTACAGTTAATCCATTAGACAATTTGGATAACTATATGACAGGACAATTGAAAGTTAATTTGGCGAGTTATTTAAATAATCTATCATTAGGAACTACACCAAAAATTAATACAACATTATTTGTACAATATCGTGTGGGTGGTGGTAAAGATAGTAACTTAGGGGTGAATGTAATTACAAACGTAGATGATGTTGAATTTATAGTTTCAGGACCTGTACCAGCAAAGAATACTGATGTGGTACAATCACTTAGAGTTCATAATATAACACCTGCAGTAGGTGGAGCCGACCAACCAACAATTGAAGAGATTCGTAATATGGTTTCATATAACTTTGCCGCACAAAATAGAGCGGTAACATTAAATGATTATAAATCATTAATCGAAACGATGCCATCAACATACGGAGCGCCGGCGAAGGTTAATGTTATGGAGGAAGATAATAAGATTAGAATTAAATTACTGTCATACGATGATCAAGGTAATTTAACCGATACAGTTTCTAATACACTAAAATCGAACATTTTAACCTATCTTACGGAATATAAAATGATTAATGACTATTTGGATATTGTAAGTGGTGAAGTCATCGATATGGGGTTAGAAATTGATTTAAACATAGATAAAAACGCAAATCAAACTGATATCATACAAACGGTAATTCAGGATACAATTGAACATTTTGCAATAGAAAAACGTAAAATGGGTGATCCTTTGTTTATCGGTGCTTTAAACAAAATCGTAGGTAGCGTATCAGGTGTGATAAATGTAATTGAGACAAGAGTTTACAGTAAAATAGGAGGTGAGTATTCATCTGCGGAGCCATCACAAACAACAGATCAAAACACTAGATTGATAAATCAATCCGATAATATGATCTTTATGAAGTCAAATCAAATCTTCCAAATTAGATTCCCAAATAAAGATATTAAAGTTAGGGTTAAAACATTAGGAACGGCTACATTTTAAAATGTTTTTTCGTTATAATATATAGAAAATCACATAGTTTCTATTTATTATAAGAATGATACAAAAGCATAGAATTTCAACTAATATTGGGGTTGACCAAAAAATCACAGTTGAGTTAAAACAAGATTTTGACGTTTTAGAGATTTTATCTTTAAAATTCAGTCAAAAAGAGATTTACACTTCGATGTGCTCTGATTACGGAGTTGTCTGTGGTAGAGTTACAGCAAACAATGGTTTTGGACTTGGTAATGTAAGAGTATCAATATTTGTACCATTAACAATAGAAGATGAAGAGGATCCTGTAATTTCTACTCTTTACCCATATAAGGAAGTTACTGACAGAGACGAAAATAATTATCGTTATAACTTATTACCATCAAGACAACAACATAGTGGACATGCAAAAACGGGGACGTTTCCCGATCAAACTAATATTTTAGAGAGAGAAGAAGTTTTAGAGGTATATGAGAAATATTACAAATACACAGTTAAAACAAATAGTGCGGGTGATTTTATGATTTGGGGTGTACCTATTGGTGCACAAACAATACATATGGATGCTGACTTATCTGATGTCGGTTGTTTTTCTTTAAGACCATATGATTTTATTAGACAAGGAATAAATGTCGATGGATTTAAAAACAAATTCTCATTTAAAGAATCTGAAGATTTAGACTCTTTACCACAAATTGTTAGTATAAATAAAATCATTCAAGTTTATCCTTTTTGGGGAAATGAATCTTTATGTGAGATTGGTATTACAAGAACAGATTTTGACTTAACAGAAAACGGAGTTAATATTCAACCTAAAGCATATGTAATTGGTGGTATTTTTACTGACAGTAGTAAAAATGCAATTAATAAAGCTTGTACCCCAAGAAGAAAAATGGGAAGAAAATGTGATTTAGTTGCTAAGTCAGGTAAGATTGAAGCTATTAGATTTACACCTCAAAAAGATGATAACAATTACCCACGTTTAGAAGTTGTTAATATAAATGAGGATATACCCGATGACGGTGGATTTGTATTACCGGTTATTATGAACATGGACTATGTAATTACAAATGAATTTGGTGAGAATGAAATAACTAATGATATTAATAGAGGTATTCCAACATCAGGATGTTATAGATTTAGAATTAACATGAATGATAATGATTTAACAAGAGTTAGATTTAATGCCGATTATTTGTTACCAAACATAAGAGAGTATCAATTAACCGAAACGTTAGGTGGATTTTCTTATGATGTTCCAAATGATAAATCATATGCGTTCTCAACAAGTCTAAGTGATTATCCATCTGAGGCTTTACCATTAATTTTAAATAATGATGGAGGTGAATATTATCCACAAGATTATTTTTACAGATTCACATATAATAAAGTCTATACAGTATCGTCATTTCAACAGAGATATAACGGTACAAATTTAATTGGACAAGTCGGTTTCGCTAATATAAATGACACAATTCCAAGTGAAGAAGAAGATTGTGGAGATAAACTAACACCACCATCAAATTTTGGTATAAAGAATTATACATTTCCATTATTAATTGCCGATTTTTTATTAGTGTTGGATTTTGTTATTAAATTTTTAACATTACAATTTTTAAATTTTACAGTTTTTATTTTAGGATTTATAGTCGAAGCGTTAATTTCTGTTGCGGCAAAAAGGAATAGACCTCTAAGATCAAGACTTACAGAATTTGTTATTAATAATCAAACAAAATTAAGTTTAATTAATTATCCTGAATGCGTCGAATGTTCAGATGAAAGTTCCACTATTGGAGGTGGAAATGGTTCTGGCATATCTTATAGTGGAAATAGTAGTTGTGGTTATTATGATACATTATATGATGATAATTTGGTTACAGGGTATTTTGTTACGAATACTAGTAATACGAGTGAATTTAAAGGTTGCGGTTATAATGCTACACTTTTACCAGAAAATATAGGAAGAAAATATGTTCAAACTAATGCACAATTAAAAACAGAATTAAGTGCAGGTAATATATTAATCTCCACCGCAATTTATGGGGGAGCAATAAATGTGCCAGAATCATATTATCCATATAATTCAGGTAATCCATTCGTAACAGGTGTTCAAGATTTTGCTTGTGAAAGTTATAATTATAATGGAGGATACGCAACCCCAAGTGCAAGAAGTGAATTCGCAAACGGAGTTTTTTATATTGTTCCAGGTACTCAAACTCCAGCAAGATTAACAGGTATATTGAGAGAATACTATAGAAGAAAACGAGTGGGTAAAATGTTTTGTGGTGGAGTCGTTAATTATGGTTTTATTGATAACTGGTTATCAGGATCACTATATTTTTTACAATTTAAAGCTAAAGGAGTTACTAGAGCTATAAGTAGTAATAATGAAAAATTAATAAGATATTGTAGGACATTAGTAAGATTCGTAGGTAACGGAGTTAATAAATTTTATTATAGATCAGCTAAATTTAAAAATGATAATTTTATACCTAACGAATTAAATCACCCTACAACATTTGTAGATTTAGGGCCAAGAGATGAATTTATTAAAGAAATATGTGTTGATAAAAGATTAGATCCAAATTGTTCAGTATCAAGAAGTATTGGACCTACTTCATATCAAGACATTGGAGATTTACTTGGATTGGCAATTAATTATAGAATGGATATCGGGGGAGCTCTCGGAAATTTAGATATGTTTTTCACCAACAAAGGATTTCAAAATAAGATAGGTTTAACTCAAATATTAGATGGGGATATTCTACAATTATTATCTATTAATAATGAAGCCGGTATAGAAGGATTTGATTTAGAAAATTCAAAATATCTTGCATATCAATTCAATAAGTTAGATCCTGAGATTTATCCTGAAGTTTTTAAAACCGTAAACTCTCAATATGGACCATTACCGGTTACTTTCGATCTAAAAGAAGATGGTGAAAGAATTAGAGCGTGTTTAAATGAGCCGGGAAGATTGGGTTGGGATTCAGATACTTATGGATCTTCACAAAAAGTACCATTTTATTTGTGGGATAAGGGAGGTGAAGGATTTGGCCCATATAATGAATATAAAGATAGTCAATCTTGGGATTACAGTTCTGTTGAATTACAACCTTTACAAGGAATGACATATGCTTATAATATTAATGGGGCACCAAATGATTCGTCAGACAAATATTTGTTATTACCAATGACTTATACTTTTAGTGGTTTAACAATAAATGGAGATGGTACAGATCAAATTGATTTTGATATTGTTGATGTGAATCCTGTCGATAGCCACGAGGACTATAATTTTGAATATCCTGGTTTTACTTATTTACATGTAACAGGTTCTACAAATCAATTATTATCTGGTGGGTCGGGACAATATATTTCCGCACCAACAGGAGGAACATTATACACTAGAGTCGGACCCGCAACAAGTGGTTTTACATACCAAGGTATTACAATAACAAATGGTTGGCACTCACAATTTTGGAGTAGTTCAATTGATTATATCATAAGACCAACATTTGATTATTACAGTGGAAATAGACAAATCCTTTCGACACCATTTCATTTTTATTTTGGACTAATGGCGGGTAAAACGGGAATGGATAAGTTTGTAGATTTATTTGGTCCTAAAGGGGCATTTAATTTACTTGAATGTGAAAACCAAGTTCCTTAATAAAAACTAAAAAATGAAAAA